CCTTTCATATATGCCCTAATTTGCTTAATGAAGTAATCTTTTAACTTAAGTTGTGTTGCCTTAGTCCATGCTTGTTTTGTTGGATCAATGCCAGCATGTAATTTAGCAGAACGATGAGGACAAGCTGTATAACTAAATTCATTGTGTAAACGAACAGTATTTCTGTTAGCTGGTAACCCCCACTTTTTAAGTTTATGCGCTGCGAATTTAAGAGCTGTTTGTTCATTTTTAAGAAAATCTTTATCGCTTGCATACATTGATTGATTAACTTCAATTCCGTAGAATTCAAAATTACCTGAACCTGGTTGAACACCATCTGATACATGCCAAGCAATTCTATCTTCTGATATAGCTTCCCAAATACCGTTGCTATCAGCATATGCGTGAGCTATGCCTCTTGCTAATCTATTGTAATCTGCGTTTACTAGATTGTTATAGTATTGTTTTGAATTCATTGTGCCGGCATCGTTATGAATGACTACACCTTTAGGTTTACGACCTCTCTTAGTCATAGTCCAACCTTTTATATGATTAGTGTTAACTTTGATGCTACTACTTTTCTTAATTGACTGTTTAGGAGCTGATTTTACATCTTTTTTAGGTTCTTCTATTTCTTTTGCTACCGGTGGAACAATAAAGTGTGTTAAACCATAATAGTTATCCCAGCGTAAGCTAGGTTTTTTATTAGCCCAGCCATTCCAATTTTGTTCTAAAATTTGGAAGCTATTCGTATTACCGCCATTATATACAATACCAATGTGACCGTATTGAGCATAAGTGCCACTTGTAAATACTGCAATCCAACCCTCTTTAGGTATCGTTGATGGCTTGTTCTCTATAACTCTCCAACCTTCAGGGAATTTATTATTAGGGAAATCTTTAGCGTTCCCCCACGCTCTATACTTATTATCCGTTAGCCATAATATATAGTCCGTAGGTAAATCGGCACATTGCGCGTGATAAGATCTATCTACGTCAATTGCTCCTGGTTCCATAGCACCAAAGGAAGCGTCATAACTCGTCCAACGTTTAACTCTGTATGGACTATCTACTACACCGTTTTTATAATCTCTTAAGCGTTTATTGATTTGAGATTGTGTTTTCATCTGGAGCTCCTCCTCCACCATTATCAAATTCAAATTCTTCTTCGTCAGAATCGTCAGTGAATGGTTCATTAGTATCGAAATTTTCAGGTTTTACTGCTCCTGATTCACTCTTGAACTGTACAGGGTGGGTATTTTCGTTACGTGGTTTGTTTAATTCGAAGTCAATACCAGCGTCTGAAACTCCCTTAGTATTAGGGTTAGTTACAACACCTAAAGCTACAAGTAATGTAATAATACTACCAATAATACCGCTAATGGTTTCAAGTTGAGCGGATATATCAATACCAAAAGCTTCAGTTACTTGTTTTGCAAATAATAAAATAGCACCTACTAAAGCTGTGAGTGTTGTTCCGTTTTTTAAACGTGTCATCCAATTAATTTTCAAAGATTACATCTCCTTTATTGTAAAATAAAAGAGCCAACACTTTGTGTTAGCTCTTGATATATTCTATGCATGTGCTTTTTCGGGATCGTATTCAACACCAGTTAATCCGAAATATTCTTCTGGCGTTACAAATCCTCTTTTAACAAATAAAGCAAACTGTTCGTTTGTGTAATATCCCATTTTATAATATTTAACTCCGATATCATGCATTAGTAGTTCCTCCTAACAATTGAATGGTTAAATCTGATATATCTTTTCTTACATCGCTTAATTCTTCTTGTGTTTTGATTAATTCAAAAGATAATTCTGCTATAATTTGATCTTTATGAACTTCTGTGTCTTGCTTAGGTGTTTCGACTTCTACTTGTTGTCTTTTCCATTCTTCATAAGGTGTTCCAACCCATTCGCCACCGTCAAATTTAACCGGCCAATATAAACTGCTTGGTGGCATAATTTCAGTGTATAAGTCTTTGTCGTAACCTTCTTTACTTTCATCTATAAGGAAAGGTTTCCCATCAGATTTTCTAAAAATTTGTATCATCTAAATGCCTCCTAAACCATGTATGTGAGATTAATCATATAAGTGCTATCTGCTTCAACAGAACCTACAACTTTTATCGTTCCGTCACTTGCCAAATATGCCACCGCATTGCTAGTGCCTATTCTTTGGTTTAATTTAAATTCAACATTCTTAATAGGAGCAATATTTAAAGGTAGTTGAGCGAAAACCGAACCAGTATATAACTTTTTGATATTTCCTATAATTTGAACTGTTTTGTTATCTCCTGTTTTCCTAACTCTATAACAAACTGGTAAATAAGAATCGCTATATGCATATGCTTCAGCACCGTTTAATAACGGCAAAGGTACCCAGCCGGTATCTTCTATAGCGACACCTGCTTTTTTCCAACCGGTAAAGCTTGTATAATTGTTTGCAATATAAATATCACCAGTATCAAATGGCATATAAAGTATTTGTCGTTTAGGCGTGAAACTATTTTCGTTTTTATGAACCGATATAGCATTACCTTCGTTATTTACTCCAATTGGTAGTTTAGGAACATTAGTTAAATAATACATTCCTGGTGCTAGGTCTTGTAGTTTTTTTATATCATTATTTAAATCAACCGTTAAACTTTTACCATTATCTTCAGTTAATTTATATTTTTGATTGTTTCCATTACTACCGTTTAATGAGACCCAACCTCTATCATTGTTATCAGTATGAACTGTTTTAGACCAAATATTATTTTGATAATTATGAATAAGAATAATATGCTTTCTTCCACTCTGTCCTTTTGTGACATTTATTTCAGCAATATACCCCGCACCATTTGGATCAGCAGGGGCATTTACAGATTTATAGTCGTTTGGTATAGAACATTCATATAATCCAGGTTCAAGTGTTTCTATAGGTTGAGCCAAAGTGCCAAGCCATTTTCTAGTTCCGTCACTATTTGTAAATTGATATTGTTGCCAATTACTAAAGTCAGGTAGTTTAGGTGTAATTTCTGCTTTTTGTTCATCTGTCAGACTTGCAAAGTCGAATGATTTACCATCTACACCATCTTTACCATTAACACCATCTCTACCATCTTTTCCAGGTGGGCCTTGTGGACCAGGATTTCCGTTAACGCCATCAATACCATTAAGACCATTTTTACCGTCTTTTCCGTCTTGTCCAGGTACGCCTTGTTCTCCTTTATCTCCTTTAGGGCCTTTGAAAATTTCCACATTATTTTTCATTACTTTTTCAACGATATCATCAAGTAATTCTACTCGTATTTCTTTGCCTACACTTTTGGTTATACCGCTATCGTTAACAGTAAAGTAAAAATTAGCAACATGTGTGCTATCGTTATTTTCAGGATTTTCTAAGAATAATTTACATTGCATTTGCCCTACATGCTTAGTGATATATTCAGGGATAATATATCTTACAAAGCCTTCTTCAGCTTTAACTATTTCTAATGGCTCATTAGTGAATATAGAACCATCTTGTGCAAAAACATGTAATACAGGTTCGAATTTCGTCTGATTAAAATTCACAGAGATGTATTCTTGATTTTCATTAATAATGTTCTTTTTCTTAATATGGATATCAATAACAGATGTCTTGTTATCCATTGTGTACAGATTAACGTTTATGCTGCCTAAATCAACGCCATTTTCATTGATGATTGTATTAACTGTACCGGTTTTGTATGTTTCCATAAAAACACCTCTCCAATAATAAATTTAGGGATAAGAGCTGTCAGCCTTATCCCTATTTATATCTATCTCTAATGAAATAGACACCTTTTATACCGATTTTGTCATATAGATTTTTGATAGTTGTCGCTTGAACTTGTGCCCAACGTACATCAGTCGCATATTGATGATTACCTGGATGACGAGGGTTCCAACGCATACGGTATAAAGTGTTTTGACCTTTGCTAATATAACCTTGTCTTACAAACTTAGCGCCACCAATAATACCTTTAGCGGGAGTAGTCCACCCTCTATTTCTAGCGTAAGTAATTGCATAATTAGGGTTGTAGTCATATGCGCCTATGCCGAAGTAGTTATAAACACCAGCACGACCACTTGAGAAGTAAGATGTACCATAACCACTCTCAAGGAAGGCATGTGCAATTAAGTATATTTCATTAAGGTTATACTTCTTACAAGCATAAGCAACTGCCTTACCTTGCCCGGATAAAGAACCTTTACCGCGCAATATCTTATTAAGTGCAGAAACTGATACACCTTGATATTTACCAAGATTAAGCATTTGATATCTTTGTGTTTTACTATTCCAAATCTTAAGCGAATTCATAGCATTGAGTGTTGCCGAGTAACTTGCACCATACCACCCGTTACCGTAGTTTATTTGAGGAGATTTTGTCATTTGGATAGCTACCGCTCTCTTGAATGAATAAGCGCTTCTTGAAACAACCACAGTAGGCGCTTTGCTTCCTTTTTTGTTTGTTGTTGTAGTTGTATTCTTATTAACACTAGATGCTGGAACTGTAACTTTAATAGTTTTAGTCTTAACTTTATCTTTAGGAATTTCAGAAAGTAACTTCTTACTGTTTTTATATAGATATAGTAATCCATTGATTGTTTTGTCTATGTTTTTCTTAGGTGGCAATCCATTGAGTGATATATCCCAAGCTCCATGCTCGTATACGCTTCGCCAAATATTAGATGTGTCAACTTCAATAGAAGATGGCTTAACTGGTATACCTTGATATTTCATTCTGAACACTGCTTGTAGCATTGTGTGTATCTCGTTGACTATAAAATCATCTTTACTTGCTGATAAATCTTGACACACTTCAATAACGATATTATCAGGGTGACTAGGTACTTCGTACATTTCTAATCTAGGTTGCCATATATGGTTTCTATCTACGAAATAGTGAGGATATTCTTTATCAGTAAGATATTTTTCTCTATCAAAGTATAGGTCAAGAACTGAACACATTGTATTTGCGTTTCTTATAGTCACTTTCTTAGGGTTATGACCTCTATCTTTACCTTGAACAATATCGTGTCGGATAAATTCAGGATATGTTGGTTCTTCATCGTCAATAGTGAAATTGATATGTGTTTGTTTCTTCTTAATGGTTACTGTTTTATTATTATCTGTTGTTGTTGTGCTTGAAGTGTCAGAACCGCCGCTTGGTTTAGGAGGGTTTTTCTCAGCTTTATAAGGTGGTCTAACAAAATAAATGTTTCCGCCATTACCGTTGTAGTTATGATTAACAAACGCTGCTCTCGAACCACTCCATTGGTTTGATCCAACCCAGTTTTGATCCACGCATTTAAAGTGTGATTTATCACTAGGGCCAACAACTATTGCAGTATGTCCAGCCCAACCATATGTCCATACAGCTATATCCCCAGGCTTAGGAATGAAACTAGATGTATTTCTATAGATTTTCCATGACCTATTTGGATATTGACTACGGTTAGCCATAGCGTTGGCATTGCCCCACGTTCTGAAATGCCAATAACGTTGGAATATATAGTTAGGCAAATCCCAACATTGGAACCCATACCTACCGTCAATGTCGACACCTTTATGATTTTTAGCCATCCATTTAGCCCAATCTACAACTTGCGAGGCTGTTGGTTTTCCGCTTTTAGGTAGTATAGCCATTTACACACCTACTTTCTTCAATCAAAATAAAAAGCCAACACCGAAGTGTCAGCTTAAAATATTACGGTGGCTAAACCGAATGCTGCTGCAATAATTGCACAACCACCACTAATTAACGCAACAACAACTTGCACATTTCCTTTTTGTTTGTCGGAAATTGATTTATTGATGTTTTCTAATTGAGCTTCATGTGATTTAACAGTATATTTTACATCTGTAAATTCTGAGCCTACTTTTTCTATGACGCTGCTAATTTTTTCTAAATGCTTTTCCAATCTTTCTTGAGACTCGAATTGCTTTTCTTGTAATCCTGTTTGCTTTTCTAATCTTTTATCGAGAGTGCTATACGCTTCGATGTGTTTTCTGTCGTTTTCGTTGATTTTTTCGTAAATCTTACCGGTGTTTTGTATCCATTCAGTACGTAATACGTACTTATCTTCTTTTTCCGACAATCTCCACACCTCCATAGAATCCCATAATTCCACAAATCATAGTGAAAGTAGAAAATTGCAAAGGAGAAAGCCAATTAATAGCATGAAACATACTCGCTGATGTCATTAAAAAGTAAAAACAAGCGTTACCCCAACCCCCAATACAAATAAGGTAGTTAAATATGTTGTTTAACTTTTGTGTAGGTAGAAAGAAAGGTGCAACAATAATAAAAGCACTAAACATCATTGCTAGTATGCCCCAAATCCAAATAGGCATAATGTGGTGTAGTACTAAATAAAAATCGCTGTCTCTAATAATAGTTTCTTGTTCTCTTGTCCAAAAAAAGCCTCTTTCAAACATTAGAGCGCCAAAACCTAAAACCATTAAAAAGGTTAACGAATAAGTTATTGAGTTTTTCTTCACTATGACTTACCTCCTAAACAACTGGATTAGATCCGGGAATTACTACACCTTTTGTAGCGTCATACCAAGAACCCCATCTTGTAGTTTCGCCCATCATATTACGAGAGTATATTCTGTGTCTGTTGTAAGGCATAAACAATACTTTTTTGTATGTGTCACTTCTCGCAATAACGATAGCATAGCCGCTTTGATTATCGGGATCTGGAGAATTTGTAGGGTTGTAAAGGTAGTAAAAACCAGTTTTATCAATTTTGCTCATAGTAGATAAGTCAACATCATCTAACCTAATAGCAAAACCTTCGGCTTCTGTAAGTGCTGATAATTGGCCTGTAGCACTCTTTATAGCTTCATTAACTTTGCTTTGTATTAATTCATCTAAACCATCAGAAAGCGTCTTAAATTCATCTTCGTTTGCCTTCTTAGATAACTGCTGATTAACTTCATCTTTTTTAGCGTAGTTGATAAGGTGCTCGTCTAAGTTTTCCTCTGTTATAACTCCTTCAGTTGCCGAATTTAGTCGTTCGTTGACCTCTAAAATTTTATCGTTAATATTATTTAGATAGTCTGTTAACTCTGTTTCGGTTTGTTTTGCGAAACTTTCCATTTGTTCCCGCAAATCTTTAACTTGTTTGACAAATTCTGTCTTTTGAGTATTTACAAAATTCATGAATTCTTCTTCAGCATTTTGAACGTTTTCTAATTCTTTCGATACAGTATCAATTCTGTCTTTTACTAAATCAACAAGATCGTCAATTTCTCTAATATATCTGATTTTAATATCAGCATCTATTTGGTTAATTAATGCATCTTTTACGTAAAAGCGAAACTCGTTAAGTACAACTGTATCTTTACGACCAACTGCTTTGATATAAATTTGACCAGTCACATGAGTGTCGGTAGAAGCCTTTAGAAAATTACTGTCTAAAGTTAAACGTATAATGCCTTTCATAGGATTAACATATTCAACTTTAACCCTTCCGGTTGAAGAACCGTTATCGGAAACAAAATAAGCTGTTATCTCAGTGTTAGCTTCGCTAATCTCTAGGGGATAACTTTCCCCGTTTATTTCTCTACGTACTTGAAAAGTTAATACCGCAGTATTTATATCCATATTATAAAAACCGATACCTTCGTCAGATATCGGTTTTAAATAAGGTTCGTCGACAGTAGTAATTCTAGCTTCTTTGTAAAATCCATCCATTATGAAGCCTCCTTATTTTTTCTTTTTAGTTTTATGAATAATTTTGTTTGTCTTAGTATATGCGCTTGGCTTATTAGGATAAACTTGATGGAATGTTTTTTCTTTTTGGTTACCATACCCACCAGATTTAAGAATTTGAACTGCTGTGTGTGAATGTGAAGGTGTAAAAGTAAGGTTGATAATTAAGTTTCTAACCTTTGCAACACCTTTAGTTCTTAATATATCAACAACACCCATAACTTCGTTTGATCTGTGTACGTTGTTTGGACTCGTTGTTGAATATTGAACAGGAGCTATTGCATGCAGCGGGATAGTATGCCAACCTTTTTTAACTGGCATTCTCACTCTGTATAAGTGACGTTTTCTACTTTTTCCATTACCGCTGTACGGGTGATAGTTTTGTACAACATATGGTGCTACAGCTATCGTTGTATCTCTATCAACTTCAACAGTTATAGACCCGTTTAACTCTACAAACCCATTAGCTGTAACTTGGAACCTTTGTTGTGTCATTAACATACGTTGGTAATCTTTTTTTGCAATAAGAGAAAATGGTTTAGTATCTTTTTTATCAAATCTGCTACTATAAACCAAAGATTTTACAATAGGTTGATTAGCAATTCTTCCTTCTTTGTTAGTGTCCAATTTAGCTAATTTAACTATGATGTTTCCTAAATAGTAAACTGAACGCCACATCTCTTGAGCGCCTCTAGGTTTTCCAGCTCTGCCTTCGTATACTTCAGGCAAGAAAGAAGTTGTACCATGCTTAATACCTACCCAGTTACTAAATGACGCTAAGGTGCTTGAACCCCATGTAACATAGTCGCCATGATCTGATATTTCAGATAGTAGTTCGGTCATTACATTGTTAGGTTGGTTAGCAAAACGCGGATAGAATAAGCAATAGTCACTTACTTGAGAAATAATATTATGACAATCGACATGAGCTGTAATATCTCCTAAACTTTCTACTAAGGCTTTCATGTTTCTACTTTCTCTCTCGCTAAAAGGTTTTGAACCTTTATAGTTTTTACCAGTAGAACGTGTACCACTACCACTTGACCAATAGTAGTCAAAGTTACGGTTTAAATCGACATTATTTACATTTTCACGTTCTTGATTAGCAAACCCCCATGGATTTACGATAGGAACCATGACAATACGCACGTTTTTACGTATATAAGCGAGTTGAGAATATTTGTTCCATTCGTTAACAACTAAATCCATAAAGCGACTTAAAGCGTAAAAAGCGCTATATTCATTGCCGTGTATACATGATGTGATGAGTATTGTTTTTGTATAGTTTTGAGGTTTGAAGTCATAAGCATAAACATTGTACTGATTGCTTTGATCTTTACCTACATATTTTTTCGTAACATACTTGTTGTCAACAAATTTGTCATAAAACACTTTTCTATTGTCATCGGGGTCGTTATTATTAGGTGTTTCATTAACACCTTGTTCTGCACTAGCGATAAATGGTGGCGTAAACAGATAAGTAGCATCATCAGCTACATTCATCTCTTTATCTACTTTCTCATCTATTCTAGTAAAGTCATGTCTTAATCTTTCTGAAAGTATAGGGAAGTTTTGAGCGTCAATTGATGTACGACTGTCTCTCACTTCTTGTAGACCATTACCAATTGTTCCTAATACTAAATTTCTAATACGTTTACTTTGATATCCTAATTCTTGTCCTACAGTAACATTAGGACCAGTAGGCAATGTATATACAATTTGTTCAGCGTTATGTGCTCGCTTTTCAGTTTTTCCATGCTTTACTAATATTTCTTCGATGTTAGTAAGCATATCTCTTATAGCAATGTAATTGAGTTCGTTTTCTCTAACATAACGCGAACTAAATAAAGTATCTAGTTTTGTGTAGATAGTCTTTCGCATTGCTACGCCTCCTTAACTTGTAGTTTTCCATCTTTATCTATTGTAATGTTGTAATACTTACCATTTTCACCTTGCATTTTGAGACGATTATAGTGAAGTCTATCGACTTTCTTTTTATCATTATTACTCATCAGTCCAGATGTTTTATCTGTTGCTTTTGGTATTACGTATTTGTTAAACCCGCTTTTAGCGCTTGCGATAACTTGCCATGTCTTACCACGATCGTGAGACACTCGGAATTTACCATTTCTGTTATATTCTAGTATGTGGTCCTTTTCTACAATTGCTCTTATTCCATTGGCGTTTCCATGTAATGCTTTGTTAGAGTCAATGGACTTTCTTGTAGAAGTAATAGCTGCATTTGCTTTTGCGTATGTTGTTCGATATGAATTAGCAAATCCTCCACCTAAACCGCCTACAACTTGTGCTGCTTGACTAATACGCTCTAAGTAACGATTGTGTCTATTGAAGTCGCCTAATGTCACATCTTGTTTCACTATATTGTTTTCTGCATCTCTAATGGTTTTGACTTCGACAATTCTCATGAATTCATTAATACCTAATATAGAGTGTTTAACTTTAACAATATCTGCCACTCTCGGAACGGCATTAGGATAATGATTTCGCAATGCTATAAAATCTAAAGTTAAAGAACGTTTTATAGATGCATTAATAACTGCTTGTAATCTAGCGCGCATAATATCTGGATCAGTAATAGAACCATCTTTAACTGGTGGTGCGTCAAAGCGTCCGTAATCTTTCATATTAGGGTGTTCAAATTCTACTATAAGACCTGCACCGTCCAAGCCCTCTTCATCTGTATATGAACCGTAACCTTTAACATAAGTCCACATTTGACCTGAATCTTCTTCTAATTTCATATTATTTGCGTTAATTTCATCGTCTATATGATAAGTTGCTCTTTTTTCTAAATATGGTGTAAATTCAAAAGTATATGTGTTTGTTTTGTGATCATGATGTATATCAAATTCTAAGTCCCATGCCTCTAGACCTTTTTTTAGTAAATCTTCGACACTTTCACCCTCGCCAGAGTCTTTAATTTCAGAAACAAACATATTGTCAGGCACTTTGAATTTAAGTCCAGTTCCTTTAAATATCTTTTCGAAAAAGTCGGGTGGTTTATGAGGACCATCTATTTTGTCATACACTCTCTTTCTCTTAATGATATCTATCGGCTTCTCTCTAAGTGTTACAGCAACTTCTTGATTTCTACCATGTGTTTGTCTATCGATGATATAAGCAACGTATTCTCTCTTGTCATTAGGTCCTGTTAACTGCGTCAGTGTCCAGCGTTTATCAATACCTCGTATAACATTATAGTTATATTTATCTTCAAGCAATTTGCATTGTACAACTGTTTCAGAACCTAACTTTGATGTTGTTGTAGTAGTGACATAAACTGGCTCGCCTATTCCTCTTATAGGGCTAAATAATACTGGCATTTAATAACCACCTACTTATAATAAAATTTCATATCAAAAGTTACTGACTTAACCTGTTGATTGAAAGCAAAATCATTCCAACCAGGATAGAATTTAGGTTGAGCGTTTGTACAACGATGATTAATTGGAGTGCCGTTTCTCCACGTTTGAACTCCGTCATACACTATCTTGTCGCCTTTTTTCAAACTAATATTACTTATTTTCATATAATCAGATTTTCCTAACGTAAATTGGAAGCTTTCTTTACTGCTTACACTTTTACCTAGAATGATTGTTACTTTTTTGTAAAGTTTAAATTCGTTATTAGGTACATTTCCATGGTAGTAAACACTGTTATTCCAAATATTAGTAAAAGTGTATGTTCTTTTGTCGTTTTCTTCGTCAAATGGTACTAACATATCATTAGACCATAACGCTTTGTTAGGTTTGTTCTCTAAATCTAAAGAAGTACCAATACTCTCGGCAAATGGTATCTCAATCGTTTCAAAAACTAGATCGAAATTAATAACTTTGCCCTTGTTTTCTGGAGTTATAACAGATGAACATTTAACCTGATATTGTTTACCACTAGTGTAAAAATTATCATTCATCATATTATGATGAAATATTGGATAACCGTATTTGTCATATGATTGATAATCTTCTTCAGTAGGTTGTAAAAAACTGTAGTTATGTTCTTCTGCGTATCTAAGTTCTCTTATCCAAACAGGTTCGGTGTTAACAGTCAAATCATAAAATTTATCTCTTAATCTTGGTATATCATTAAGTTTCGTACTAACTACATAGCAGGGTACCGTAATTTTTCTTTTACGATACTGACTGCTAAGTAACATACGACCGCTTGTATTTTCTTTTGTTTCATAGTTGTCCTCTATCTCCGGACTTTCGATGACAATATCTTTCACTCGAAAACCGAAGTCAGACAACTTATATTTATATCCATCTTTTTGTTTAATTTCTAAATCCATTGCCTGACCTCCTAGAATGTGAATGTTGCATCTCTATCTGCATTTTGTCCGTTGACAATATGAGTTAAAGCGTCGTTGTTAATATCCATTTTTACAGTTACAACGCGTTGTGATGGATTTGTTTTATATTCGTGAGTATGAGTGATATTAGCATTAGCTGATGCACTCGCGCTCTTAAGGTCTCTTTGTATACTTGGTACATTTAGACTTGGATCAAAAGCATCAGATACTCTTTGAGCCATCGCACCCATGCCTGATATCACACTTTTTCCTTCATTATTAATACCAATAGCGAAACCTTCCATTGTGTAACCACCAATTCCTTTAAACACTTTTGATGGAGAGTGAATGCCTAATGCGCTTTTAGCAGCATTTACTGCACTTTGAGCTACATTTTTTGCAGCATTGACTACCCATGACATACCTTGTTTGATACCGTTAACTAAACCACGCATTAAATCCATTCCGGCACTAGCGAATTGACCTACAAAGTTTTTGACAGCATTCACTGCATTAGTCACACCATTTCTAACATTATTCACAACATTATGCATACCATTAATAACTGCGTTAACAATACCGCGCATAGCTGAACCTATAGAACTAAGCATGTTCATAAATCCGCTTACTGCTGCATGAACAGCACCCATTACAGCGTTTATAATTGTACTTTTAATTAAATTCCATAAAGAAGTTATTAAAGAAGAAATTGAAGTCATAATAGAACTTGTAATAGCGCTTAATCTAGCCCAACTTCCACTGACGATACCAACGATAATTGTAACTACACCTTGTATAACTCCTTTGATAGCATTCCATATAGTAGATGCTATGGTAGAAATAACACCAAATATAGTAGATGTTACAGTAGAAATCGTTGTCCAAGCTGTTGTAACGATAGTAACGATGATGTTAACAATAGTCATGACCACAGTTGATATTGCAGTCCAAACAGTTTGTGCGATAGTAACAAGAACTGTCCAAATAGTTTGCGTAACTGTAACAATTGCAGTCCATACCGTAGTAACAATTGTGACTAAAGTTGAAATTATTGTAGTTATTACTGTAACAATAGCAGTCCATATCGTTTGTGCTACCGTTACTAAAACGTTCCATTGGAATTGTGCCATAGCAACAATTGCACTCCATATATTAGATAAGAAAGTTCCTAATCCACTAACTACAGAGATAACGGCATTGACTATTGCATTCCAAATAGAACTTGCAATACCAATTAACGCGCCAAATATTGTACTAAAGAAGTTGACTGCATTTTGCCAAGTTTGTTGTAGATATTTACTCCAAATATCCCATATAGCTTGAGCTGCAGAAACAATGTTTTGCCAAATATTTTGACCAACTTTTAATATTGTTTGCCAAGCACCCGACCAGTCGCCACTAAGTAACTGTAAAGCTACGGTAATAATGCCAATGATAATATCAAAAGCTACTTTGATTACAGTTGTAATTACTGTCCATATTGTACTCACTACAGCTACTAACGCTTGGAAACCTTGTGAAACAATTGGAGAAATCAACTGAATAGCCGTTTCTACAACTTTTACAATATTATCCCAAGCGTTTTTAAATATAGGAACTAAAGGTCCCATGATATCTTGAGCTTGAGAAAGCAAATCTCCTAAAAATCCAATAACAGCTTGTATTGCGTTCCCTACTGCATCTTTAATAGCGTTCCACGCGTCACTAACAGCATTTCTTAATACTTCTGAGGAATTCCACAAAGCAACAAATATAGCTATAAGTGCTGCTACTCCTGCAATAATTAATAGTATTGGTGCATCTATTGCGGCAATGGCAACTCCAATAGCTTCAAATACAGGAGCTAGTGCAGAACCTACAGCCATCAGACCTTCTATAACCGTTTCTGCCCCTGTAAATACTTTAATGAACGTTCCGATAAAGTCGATAACACCTAAGATAGGCGGTCCTAAAGTCATGAATACACCAGCTAATGTAGCGATTAAGCCTAATAATATACCAATAGCAGGGTGCGCCTCCGTTAATTTAGCGATAAAATCTGTAATCGCAATAGCAACATCTAATACAGCTGCAGCTAGTGGCGCCATCGCTGTTCCCACATTAATGATGATTTTAATTATATTACCTAATAATGTTATTAGTTTAGGACCATTTGTATTGATATAGTCCATAAACTTTTTAAATCCGTCTGATTGCGCTATCGTAGCACTCCATGAAGCGAACTTTTCAGACATTTGCGCTAGAGATTCTAATATAGAGTGTGTATTCGGCGCAAATGCTTTCATGAGGTTAAAAATACCCTTGAAGGTATTTCCAAATATTTGTCCGATTAACGGTAAGTTCTGTTTAGTATATTCAACAAAAGATCTAATAGCTTCTTGTCCAGCCGATGACTGCGCCCAAGAATTAAAAGCTTGTCCCATTCGTTTAAATCCAGCTGCAGCCCAATCTGCAAGTGGCGCTAGTTGTGTGATAACACTTACTACACCACTACCAAAATTGCCTGCTGCACTTAGCATATTATTGAATATTCTTACTCCTGTTGTGCCCATCATTTGGAAAAACTTTTGTGCAACTTGAGAGTTTTTAGCCCAATCAAGCATTTTAGCACTTGCTTGTTCCATTCCTTTAGACACGCCACTAATAAAAGGAGATAAACCTGCTAATGCCACTTTAATCATGTTTAAGCCATTAGCCATTGTGTTAAAGATTTGACTTTGGTTTTTCTCTATAATACCTTGCCAAGCATCTTGAACACCTTGTAAGGCACTTTCGTACTTTTTCGTTTCAGCTGTAGCTTGTAGAGTTCCATCGTTAAGCATTTTAATAGCACTTGCAGCCATAACTCCAAATCCCATAACTCCACCTGCAGCAACACCAAATGCAGCTGCTAATCCTGCAGCTCCACCAGCTACAACCCCGATAGCGTTAAGAACAGCAAATAATGCAGGAACCATCGAAGCAATGATAGGAACTACCAACGTTATATTGGAAATTAAAGAACCCTTTATCATGTTAGAAATTACAGTACCAATTGTTCTGATACGTGTAGCTAAAGCATTCCATGAGTTCATAGAACTATCAATACCAGCTACCATTGCTCTAAATGCACCTTGTGCTTTATCTGAATCAACATCTATCCTAGTGTGTATTCGGTTAGGAATTGAACGTAACATTGCTTTAAGCGCTAAAATCTTAGATACAGCAGCGCCTTCGTTAACTTCGACAGTAGCTTTTGCTTTTTGTCTCGCAAAGCTATTAAGCGACTTTTTAGCTTCAGCTATAGCGACACGTGCTTTAGTTGCGTCTGCATCTAAATGAGCACTATAAGAATTTCCGTCAAACATATCTAAATCAATCTGTAGCTTAGATAACGTTGATATAGCTCTTCTTGCGTCAACATCAGCATGCGCATTAGCATTTGATCCGTCGAAACGTTCTAAATATGCTTGTGCTTCTTCAATATTAGCTTTCGCACTCGCTACATTAGCGTCTAACTCTGCGTCGCCTCTGTAAGCATCGAATTTGCGTACATATTCTTCAGCTATTTGTACTTTGCTTTTAACTTCGTCAATATCTATATCAAGGTCAGCTTCTGCACGAGTGTTATTAAATGATTCTATTTCTTTTTTAGCTTTGTTTACTGCGCTAGTTACACCTGATGCATCTGCATCAATTTCATTATCTTTGATTTTATCCATAGTGCCTTTAAAACGCTCTGCTGTGTTTTTAGCTGCTTGTATAGCACTTTTGAACTTTTTTGCGTTAGCTTCAATCGTCGCTTTAATACTATAGTTAGCTTCTGCCACGTGTTCCCACCTCCTTATTTATTAAGTTCTGCAATTTGTTGAAGTAAATCTTTAGGAGGCATATTCTCCTCAAATTTGCTTTCAGAAGCGAACTTCACAGGTTCGCCTCTGTTTAATCGTTGAATGTTTTCTTGATAATGCATGATATCGTCTGCACTTTTGAAACGATATTCAGTCTCGCCTTTTTTACCGCCACGTTTCTTTTTCTCGGCAGCTGCGTCTCTAATAGCAAAAGCGAGTTTGTACATATCCATATCTTTATCTAGTTGCTCATACTCTAATGCATACATACGATAGTTGAATTCTCTAAGTGTCATTTGCTCAATAACATCTAGGTCGTAAATTTTTAGTTTGCTCATGCACAAGATAACTATACGATCAAACGTTAATATTTCTTCTTCGTCTACTTCTTGCTGTTCTTTTTGTATTTTTTCGGAACGAGGTTTTGGGTTAAAACACGCTTTCCCAGTTCCTCGATGACTTCGTTACAAAATTCTTCAAGTCCTGTATTTTCAATAACATCTTCAACAACAGCTTCTAAATCTTCTTCGGTTTTAGGAGCGCCTTTTTCTTGTGCTGTTGCAGCTTTAATCACTTTTGCAACATCTACTACACTGTGGCTTTCTAATGCAGGTACTAACATTTCTGTACCTTTACCAAAGTTAACTTGTTCAGCTTCCATGCCCATTTCTTTATCAATGATGTTTAAGAACTTTAATCCAAATGATAATTCGATTGTTTTACCGTTAAATTTGATTTCCATATTTTTAATTACCTCACTTTATTTTATTAGTCAAAAAGAAAAGAGGGCTTTAAGGCCCTCATTGTTATACACTTTCTACTGTGCTAGGTTGGTTAGGTTGTGGAATATCTTCTGAAGCAAGACCATCGTTCGCAGGATCTGCGGCAATAGTATCGTGGAAGCCATAAGCTGCTTTGTTTTTCTCGATTTGTTCTGGTAAAGTAGCCCAGCCACGTTTCTTTTTAAGATATACACCAAATTCTGTTTCGAATTCTGCGATATCATCAGCGTCATTTGTACGGTCAATACTATTCCAGTATCCTTGACGATATTCTGCTTTATATTTTCCATCTTTGTTTTTAACTTTTTTATTGATAACCCATAATTCATAAGGGGTATCTTCTTCGGTAGCATCTTCAATTTCATCACATAACGTGTCGTCTTGGTTCATGTAGCAGTTAATCGTAACTGTTGACTCTAATGTACCTCCAGAGTTAACAGGACCATCTACAGTAGCTTCTGTATCTCTGTCTTTTTCAGTTTCACGTTCTAATTCTGTTACCCACATTACTTTATTTGCATCTTTACGGTCTCCGGCTTTACGGATTAAGACTAATTCATCAGTACCTTGTTTAATTGCCATAGGTTTTACCCTCCTAAAAAATTGTATAAAAAAACAAGCCAATTAATGACTTGTGTATTCAATATTTATTGTTATATGTGATAATGCTTGATTACTTTCTATTTCGATAGCTTCGTTGATATCTAACTGTGGATTAAACAAATTGAAACCATCGAGTTGAATATCGTCTAACATGATATTTTGAACTTGCATAAGCAAGTTATCGTTTATCCCTTTATCATCATCTAACCCCCACAAATGAACGGTAGCGGTAGGATTACCTCCAAAACTGTCAAAAGTTAACACGTTCATGCTATCTGTGGTTTTTTGAATAGCAATAAAAGGATATTCGAGCTCTTGGTTAAGTTCTTTAGTTTCAATAACAGGGACACCAAGTTCACTAAATTTTTCATATAAGTAGTTGAATAGTTGAAGTTTAGCTGATTGTTTCATAGCATACACCCCTTAACCGTTTACTAATCTTTCGAGGTCCTCTCTGACTTGTCGAGTGTATCTTTCATAAACAGGGAACATAAACGTTTCAGGAGCCATGTAACGCGTACCATATTCTAAAAAGCCACTATATCCCGCATTAGAGGTAATAGCATACTTCATATCGCCAATTTTTGTATCTTTAATCATTCTAGCTAAGTTACCTGTCCAGTAACCTTTATTCATTACTGACTTAGCACTCACAACAGTATCTTTAGCAAACTCGCCAGCATTGTTTTTGAGCACTTCGTCAACATCATCATCAATGCTACTGTGCATTCGATCTAGCTTTCTAATTAGAGCATCGATATCTCCAGCCACTATTTAACCTCCTCTGCATAGAATACAGTGTCGTGTTCATAGTCGATACGTTTAGTGATAATGTACTTTGAATCTTTGATATAAGCATGAGTCACTTTTGGTTCAAAACGACCATTTAAGCGAATGACGTTAATATCTTTGGTTACATCTCCATACTCAAGATTAGTACGTTGCGGGGATAAAGGAGATATATTACAAGGAACTTCGTTGTACACTTGTTCCTTAACATCGTACTTACTTGTTTTAGGATTGTAACCACCTTTAATTTCCTTAGAGAACTTCACACGTTTGTTGTATCTCAATAGAAAACACCTCTACCACGTTTACTTGTCTCTTTTGGAAATAAAGCATCGATAACGTCCATATACTCATCAAAATCATTGCTTTGAAAAGTATTAGAACGACCATCAATACTTTCTTGCGTCATTCCTTCAGCACCAACACGATTAAAGCGTTTGACTGATACTTCTTCCACGATGTACTCGAGTCTTTCGGGTATTTCCTCGGTTTCAAGTGGGAGTAAACTAATCAAACGCTTTTCTGTATTGTTTATGATTATTTTGAGTAGTTCATCTTGCTTATCATCATCGATAGAGAGTAACATTTTTACATTATCTAATGTAGCCATGTTATCCCTCCAATGTTTTTATAATTACCGCTTTTGTATCGTCTTTAGATACGTCTACACTATGTTTTTCAGCTACTTCTAACAATTCTGCTTTAGTTGCTTTAGAATCTACATCTAAAGCGATATATTGTTCGTTATATACGTTTTGTTTATGGAATAGTTGTTCGATACGTTCATTAGTAATATCAGTAGGGAATGCATCTCCTACTTTATATTCTTTACCATCTTCTTTATCTATGAACGATCGAACTACTTTGTAAGAATAAGCCATTGTAAGACCTCCTAGATTAATTATACGGTTTCAGTATTTCCACCAGTTGAACCAGAACCAGCTGTTAATTTAGCAAATGCTTTGTCATCTGCAATATGGAATGCAACATCCATAGTTACACGTAAAGCGATTAATTCTTGTTCGAATAAGTTTACTGGTGAACCGTCAGCATTTTGTACAGTTGATAATTGACCATCTTCTGAAATTTTGTAAGACATGTTGTAAGGAATGCCATAAAACACTTTGTTGAAGTCTCCAGCGTATAAGTCGCCTTTTTTAAATTGATCTGATTTAAGGTCAACAACTGGAAGTCCGTCTAGTGTGTTGTTAGCACGGTCATAATAGCTTTCTTTAGTATCTTCATCACGAACTCCACGTAATGCAGTGCGATTTTGTGTTTTAGATAAGAAAGCGTTAGCTTCAACATCATCTTCTAATAAAGTGTCCTCTAAAGCTAAGATATTTTTTAAAGTGATATCACCTTTTACTACATTGTTAGCTGCAGTAGCTGATTGTTCTACTGATTGTTTGAATGGGTTATCTACATTTAATAAACCTGCTTCGTCAAACTTTTTATAGAACTGTTCAGCGATTTGAGGTTTCATTGCTTCGAAGAAACGAGAGTAAGTGTAGTTTAAGTATTCACGAGAAGCAACGATGATAACACCTAATTTATGAGAACGCATAGACGCCTCAAGTAAGCTAGGTTTAGAAGTTTGGATTTTTTGACCTTCTCCTACCCAGTAAGCACCTGGTTTATCTGCCCAATAAGTGAATTTTTTCTCTGATTTACCACCCATATCTTGGTATTGGCCTAATTGCATAATCTTAGAGTTTTGCAATACATCTAAAAGAATAGGCTCATTGAAATCGTTTAACAATTCCCCTTCTTTGTGCTCATGCATCATTACATTATCTGGATTGAATGTTTGTGGGTTTACTTTTACCATTTAAAATGCCTCCAATTTATTGAATTATTCTATTTTGTCTTGCTATTTCTGCAAAACTATCGCTTGTCTTTTTGTTACTAGATACATCACTTTGTTGTCCAGACGGCGTTGATTGACGAGTAGCTTCTTTTACTTGTTCTTGAACAGCTCTGTCAAAATCTTCTTTAATCGAATTGACAACTTCATTGATTTGTTCGTTATCTTCCAAATGGATTAGTGACTCTGCAAATGAAGTAGGTAGACCTTTGTCTTTAAGGTCGTTCTCTACATCAGCTTTGAGTTCACGTAATCTAAATTCTTTTTCCTTTTCTGCTAAGGCTTGTTCGCGTTTCTCAAATTCTTTGTCTTTCTTCTCTTTTTCAGTTAACTTAGCGTAGCTTTCAGCCTCTTTTTTAGCTTCTTCACGAGCTTGTTCTAATTCTTGCTGGTGCTTACGTTCGCGTTTTGATAAAGCAGAATCAACAGCTTTACTGATTTGAGAATCTACTTCACTTCTTGTATACGTTTCTTGCTTTTGATCGTCATTGTTTTCTGGCGTATTTTCTTTACTTTCTCCAGTTTCATCTTCGTTATCTTCAGCGAAGAATTGTAAATTTAATTTCATTTTGTCTACTAATTCCATTTGTTTATCCTCCCGTTCAGTCTTAAATTCAATGTTCAACCGCATAAAAATAGCACCCCAATTAGTCAATTAAGCCCAATTAGTGTGCTAGATATATTTGATATTCGCATTTGATTTAAGCCCGCTCAGTATTTTTTAATATTGAGCAGTTTAACGACTTACTGAGGTCGAGTAGGTTGACGTATCCTACTGACGAGATATTGGCGCGGTAACGCCATGACCAACTGCTTCACGTTTTGACATAAGTACCACCTCAGATGAAATTTTTAGGTTTAAACTCTTTCTTCTCAGGTTCTTTCTGTTTCGCTTGTGCTTGGTTACTAGGGTTCGAGTCATTCAATCGTTTTAATTCATGATGAATGCCTTCAAGAGCTTTAGCGATACGTTCATTACACACCGCTTCCACCCTCTTGAATTGCATCAACAATTTTGTCTATCTTCTCTTGAGTTGTCATACTATCTTTGATGATATCTGATGGCTCTTTATTAAATATCTGATTGTATTCGTCATACACATCATCTAATCTATCTTGCAAGTAACTTTCATCGTACTTGTCGTACTCGTCTATTGTGTCATCATCAAGTTCAGTTACATCATAAAGACCTTCTTCTGTTTCGTAATCCTCTTCGTACTCTTCTTCTATTTCATCTCCAGAACCACCAAGTCCCTCTAAGAAATCTAAATCCTCTTGATCAAAGTCATCTGAAAAATCGTAATCTTCTTCCCAATTCTCTTCTTCAAATTCTTCGTCATCTGGATCCATAAAGTCATCTTCATATTCTGAATCTTCTTCATCGCTAAAATCTGTATCGATGACTTCCTCTTCTTCCCAATCAGCATCTTCATAGTCACCTATAGAATTATCTACAATTTCTTTTGCAGTACCTTCGTTGGTAACTGGCGGCGTATTTGTTACATCGTTTGTTTCTGCCAACTACAACACCTCCTTATAGTGAATATCTTCCTTTGCGTTCTTCAAAGAATTCATCTCTCCAATTAGGATTGATGTGTGGCGCTACAGCACTCCGACAAAAAGGATGCATAGGCGGAGCGTTCACACCAGGCTTCATATCTTTGACTTTAAATACTTTATTGTTTAAGTGCCTACAGGTTTTCGTTGTCTTACCATCAATCTTAGCGTGATATTCATATTCTGCGTCAGGTCCATGTTGTTCTAACATATGACGCTTTGCAGCTAACGTTTGCACTCTAGCAGTTTCTGTTATGAGTAAACGTCTTATTTCGTAAGTACTATTACCTGTTTCTTTTCTGAACTCTTTCACAAACTCATAAGGGTGTCGTCCTCTTAACAATACTTGGCTTGTAGCCTTTTCAACATGAGCACGAACAACTTTCATATCACGCCATAAACGACGTGACCAATTAGAGTTTTGAAATGGAGCAGTGACAATTGTTTTTACATCGTTGAGTGATACATGTATTGTTTCGCCTAAAATACCTGCTTGTTGCTCAAGAGAACGATAATAGGATGATTCCATATAATTATAAATAGATTGCTCTATACGAGCGTATGAATACGTTACAATGAGTCCTAGCTGCGCTTTAAGTAACTTCTCTCTATTCACATACATCGCTGTGTTGTATTGTTTAAGTTCTCTGTTAGCTCTATCGCTAAAGTCATTGTTTTTAACGTATGACCTTGCTTTATTAGCGAAAGATTGAACGTCGAAGTTATCCACTCTTTTTTTAGCTTCAGAAATAGAAATACCTTCACTGTCTGCATATCTTGCATAGAACTTAGATATCTCATTCTCTATATCGTCAATCATGTTGTTAACAATGCGTTCAATCTCTTGACTCATTTCCTTATCACTCATTGTTTCATCTTTAATAATCTCTTGAGCTCTTTTATCCCAATAAGTCATGTATTATCACTCCTTATTGTCAGATGCTTCATCATCTTCTTCCGATGGTTGGTTATCAGTTAGATCATTGAACATCAACTCATCAGAATGTTTTATCTTTTCTTCTTGTTCTTTTCTGATACGTTCAACTTCATCTTTAGGATTGTCTATGAAAGAAACCAGAGACATTAATGTTTTCTGACTGATTTCTCCACCAGAATTGATGTACATTTGCATTTCTTCTGTCAGTGACTTAGGCAAGTTTCTTGTGAATGTGAATATCAAGTCTCTAAGGTTGTCCTTATCTATTTCTCTATTGATACTCATAATTTCTCCAACTAACTTGTAACGTCTAACTAAGCCTTTTCGAAATAGACCTTCTTTAATCGCTGTACGTTGTTCTAAACCAAATAGCTTATATTTCATGGCTTCTCCAGATTGTTGACCTCCAAAGTTTTCATCAGTCATATCTGGTGTGTTAGTAAGTGTATGAATATCTTTAGCAATTCTTGTTTTATATGATTCAACACCACTTACATCATATTGTTTGTAGATATATTGAGCGTCTACATTACCTTCTGTTACTTTATCATCTACCGTTGCATATTCAGGAGGTGCTAGATGGAACACATTAGCCTCTTTTTGCAGTGTCGCTACTTCTTCATTCAGGTCAACGTTGCCTTTGATGAGTAGCATTGCGTCATTTAAATCACTCATATAGTTAGCTGTATCTGACTGCGCCTCATCATATAAGTCAATAAGTGGTATGACCTTTTCAAAGTCTCCACGTCGCTTTTCATTATTGCTAAACTCTGTAATAGTTACTTTGCCAAACGAATGAGCTTCAGGAGGTTTACGCTCTGATAACTCTAAGTTAGTAACACTGTTTGCCACAAAGAAATATGTTGCATTATCAGTAATTACATCAACATAGTAGATATTGCTTTCTACCTCAGTCATCTCGGCGTTATCTTCTGTCGATACTTTCCAATATCGCACAGCCATAATACTATTTTTCTCAATGGTAGTATCGTATATAACAAATGTATTACGTGGGTCTGATTTATAAATTCTAACTTCATCTTGTTGATTACGTATGATGTATTCATAAGCACGACCAAAGATTGATAAATCTAACCCCAGTGAACGATTGTGACTATCAATGTCGTTTATTGCATGCAACTGATCTATTTTATCTTGTGTCATACTGCCTTCAGATTGTACTTGTATGGCATGACCAAAGCAATAACCATTGATAAAGTCTGTAATGTAAGAAGCAAAGTCATGAGCAGCTCTATTATCTGCTAAGTGCTTCTCTCTACGCCTTTTGTTTCGCATGATATTAAAGTTCAAACCTTGATAGTAATCATCTAGCATTTGAAGTCTAGGCACTTGTGCTTCTAAATGATGACGAATAAAGTCGCTGATATCGTTTCTGTTGTCTAACAAGTCTTGCGCTGTACCGTCGTATTTATATACTTCTACTGCGTCGCGTCTGTATATTTCATCACGCATTTGTCGTCGTTCGATATCTCTTTCGAAATTGTTTACGTGTGCCATGTGTTACCTCCTTTATAAGCCCATTGCCTTTGCTCGGCTAATATTCTTCTTAATATTGACGTTCGTTCTGTTATTTCTAGGGAAATGGAATTCTTCTAGGCTATATCTCAATGCATCCATTAAATGGTTATTTGCATCTATCGGTTTATTTAACCAGTTACCGTCTTTGTCTTGGTCGAATGTATATGTGTTCAATTCTTCTATCGTATGTTCACATGTTGGATGTACATATATTTTGAAACCTTGTATGAATTGAACACCTTGCATGATAGATCCTTGACCTTTAATAGATGGTTTGAGATTAGAAATGCCTTTACGTTTAATCTCTGTTATCAATCGCTTCTCTGCACTATCTGCAATTATCTTTGCGTTTTTCAATCCTTTATCGAGATACATTTGATATATCTCATCGGTCAGCATGCCTCTTTGATAATGCTCATCGTATATCCATAACTCTTTATTCTTTAAGTCAACGATAGTACTAATAAGTGTTGTAGGATCTTGAGTGAACCCAAAGTCACTGCCATGAGCCACAACTTGCTTTTCTTTCAACTTTTTAACCCAGTCAAACTCCTTAACCTCGAAATTCTCAAACACCAGCCCTTCTGCTACTCCCCAATCTCCATCACAAACAATTCTTGCACGTCTTGGGTTTGTTCTGTACAAATCCTCATAACGCGCAATATCGACCTCATCAAGCCATTCATTTACTCGATAGGTCGTCGTGTACGAGAATGTGTTATTCAACTTAGTATCTTCGTCAAAGAATGTAGATTTAAGCCAATGTCTCTCACTCCAAGGGTTGAATGTAACTGTTATTTGTTTAAAAAAATCAGAATCATCAATAGAACCACGTATAGATTCGACAACTGTACTAAATTTATCGAACGTTTCTATCTGATAGGCTTCTTCAAACCAAGCCCAACAAAGTATGCCGTTTTCTACTGTTATAGATGTTATTTTCAAAGGATCATCAAGGCCTCTAAATAATATCTTTTGGCCAGTGGGTTTATACGTTATCTCCGGTAAACTATCATTGAATTTGAATAAGTGCTTGACTCCCAGTCTATTTGTAGCCCAACGCAAATCTGTATATGTTGATTGCTTGTTTGTATTACTGAAACGTCTAACTACGAGTAAGTTGGCCCATTCATGTTCCATCAACCTGTAAATGAAGTTAAGCGCAGTTGTCTTAGACTTCTTACTCCCACGACTACCTTTCACTACTCGATAAAAGTTTTTGTTGTGCCAGAACTCGTTGTACCCGCTACCAATTGTTTTTGTAATACTTAATTTTTTATCAGTCATTGGCTGGCACATCATTTATGAAAGTTGGAGTGATTACTTCTGCCTCAACTTTATCAGTAGGTTTATGTCCTGTTCTGTCTAAGATGTCACTTGCTGCGTTGTATCTAACTAACTCACTTTTGGCAGTTAATAAATCTTCCATTGTCTTAATCGCCTTACCAGTCAGTCCTTTTAGTAGATTACGTTCAGCATTAAGCAATTCTTCTTGGAACTCTGCATTTTTTCTCCAATTTGCTACGGTTTGTCTAGCTACTTTTAACTCTCTAGCTATTTCATTCTGATTTAAATTGTTTTCAACCATTAAAGCTATAGCTTTGGTTTGTTTTGAAGTAAGCAATAAAATCACCTCCAATGTCAAAATTAGTTAAAGCTTTTATACACTCATATCACACGTTTTAAATGTCATATCAGCATACAAAAACCTACCCGACTTTTCTATCGGATAGGTCAGAAAGGAGAAAAATTATGTTCGATCATTTGAAAGGAATAAAAATAGAAAGGTTTACATGAGTAAGTCGTTTAATAACTTACAATATCATAATAACAGTGTTAGTGACGTTATTTTTCCAGATTTTTTCCAAACGGTCCAGCAGTTAATCGAAAAACTGGATAGTCGTTGTTTGGAAATTGTGATAATTGATAGTTACCAGCTTCTACTACTTTTAATTCTACTCTTTCGGCGAATGCTTCTAAAATACTTTTAGCTTTCTTCCCTTCTTCTAACATTTCATCATCTTTTATTTGAACAATAATACCAATATTACCTACATATTCCCCTTCTTTTATTTTTGTTGATATTGCTTCTAAAATCTCTATAGCTTTCATATCCTCACTCCTAATGCATAATACCTAACTCATCTGCCAATCTAATAAGTATTTCTTTTCTCAACTCATAAGCTGTTGATTTGCTCACACATATTTCTTGAGCAACACCTGTAAGATTTAATGTTCTAGGCTTTTTAAAGTAATATATATCCATGAGCTGTTGACTCTCTTTACTACTTGTTTGATATACAATATCTATTGCTGATTTCATTCTGGCCAATTGAGATAGACGTCTGTCATTTACAATGCGAGTTGCTTTTATTTCCGTAACACTAACATTGCTATGTTTTCTATCTCCACCAATATTCGTGTCAGTCGGTTGCCAAGGATTTAATACTTCTTCTCTCACTCGTTTAATATCTCTGTCTATATGATTGTAATTACTTAATTCACTTTCTAAATAACGTTGCGTTGATTTTCTCAAATCCATCTTTTACCTCCATTTATTTAAAATCTCCCTTACTCTTTACACACAACCAAACGAGATACATAACTGGAATAATCACTATCCACCAAGTCATTTAAATACCTTTTTCCATAATTCATTTAAATGAGCATGGTCATTCACGTCGAAGTCCTTAGGCACTTCCACCTCATCATTTGCAGTTAACTTATAATACAACTCTCTACCAATCCATTTACCTAACTCATACATCATTAATGTGATAAATATTTTAAGAATATGCTTAATTACTCCATTTTTGTAGTCACCTTTTTTAAAATGTTCTTTGATGCATTCTCTACTCATCAACGCGTTTGTATTGGTTTCTTTATAATTAAATTTTTTACCGCTTTTTAAAATTATTGGATTTTTCATCTTTTTAATATCAACAATATCTCCTGGCAAATAATTTTCGTTTTCATTTACGATAAATGATTTAATGCAAGTGTATTTAGTCATGTACTCACTCCTTTAAAAAAGGTAATACTATTACTATCTTGCATTTCTGTGATTAAGTATTGCATTAGTCTAGCACCTCATATGTCTTTTCAAAAATTTCTGGTTTAACTGGATAAAACTCTCCGTTTACTCCCTTAACAATATAGTCTCCGATATTAGCTGTCATTACACCTTCTAGCGTATCAATATACATCATTTTACCGTCGTTACCGTAATCGTAAACTGCTTGTAAGTTAGTCCATGTTTCAATCTCATCTACATTTACTATGTCTTTAAATTGTATAAATTCAATTTCTACTGGTTTCTTTCTCGCTTTTTTAACACTCATTTTTACGATCTCGCTCCTTACCTAGTATTCTTTTAATCTCTGCTACTATGTCTTTATTCTTTAAGGTCTGACTCTTTGATGAACGTTCCATTGATTGTCTTTCCTTTTCTTCCTTTGATTTCGTCATAAGCAAATTGTAAACATTCCTGTAACGTCATATCATGCTGTTGTGCTAATATGATTAATGTAACGACTGTATCGCCTATACCGTCTTTTAAAGCCTCTAAATTACCACGTGATAATGCTGCACCAACTTCTCCTGCCTCTTCGTAAAACTTCAACGCTTGTCTATCCGGATTGCCATTGTGCAAATCTTTATCGATACTCCATTGTTGTACTTGTTCTACTAATTGATCTAAACTGCCAAAGTTTTCTGTTTTTGATTGACCTAATCTATTTGTCATTTATTGTTCCTCCTCGAATTTTCTTTCAAGTCTTTCCATTTCTTGAACGATACCTTGCCAAGCATCTAGTTCTGTTTCTGCAATTTCATCTAATCCCGTAACACAATCAGCATTTTGATACTGTCTAATTCTTGTATTTAAACTACTTCTCAATCTAGCCCACATTTTTTCATAATTACTCATCACTACCACGCTCCAAATCGTTCATTTTAGTTTTTATAACTTTAAAAGCATTTAATAAGTTTTCAAAGTATTCAAATTGTTGTGGACTTTGTGCAAAATCTTTTCTATCACTAAAGGCCTCATTTCTGTCTAATACGTATTCCTTTAACTTATCCCACGCCTTTGCCTTCCTTTTCGTTTCTGCCATATCATTGATGAGTTCATCACGTTGCTTCTTGTAAGCGTCACGTTCTCTTTTTGCTTTCTTCAATCTAGCGTCCATAACACTAGATACAAACTTAGCTTCTGCATTCATTCACTCGTCACCTTCAAATTTTTGTTTTAATTCTAAGTATCTTTTGTACTCTTGTTTTTTGCGATACTTCTCTTCTTCTTCCTTACGTTTATTAAATTTATAATCGAAATACTCTTTTAGCGCGTCTTGATTAACAAATGGTAACTTCTCTTTTTCAAATGCACCTTCAAATCGTATTTCATCATCAAGTAACATACTTCTAAATCTTGCCATATTAATCTGATATCTTTGAATAGCGTCGATGTCCGATACATCTTCTTCTTGCATATCAGTATCAATTTTTAAGCAATGTATAAATACTTTCTTACTCTTAGTAACAAAAATTATTCCTGGTAATTTACTAAAAGAATTAACGCTTAAATTTACATGAAAAACATGTGTCAACGTTTCTCCGGCTAACTTACTCATATATTCAAATTTATATTCAGGTTTTATAATTCTTTTTTTGATTTCTGATTGTATCTCAAATGGTGCTTTCATTCACTCACCCTCGTTCCATTTCGAATTTTCTTTCAACAAGCCTGCACTTCTTAGATCATCATTCAAACTACGTTGCCCGTTTTCGTACCACACATTAGCGAGATACCTGCCGAAAACATCGCTCTTGTATGTCTGTACGTATATCTTCTTGCCTTCTACACACGTTTTAGTAAAGTCGGTAGCTTCTTTATAATTCTCTTGTCCTCTTTCAGGTGTATCTACATTAAGTAACCTTACTCTACGTTCTGCAGTTGTCTTGAAGCCTAAATCCAGTAAAATATCTATCGTGTCACCGTCAACTACATTGGTACATATAGCTTGGAAAGTATATAAATGATTTTTTATATCTATCTCAAACACTCCCTGTTCTTTTTAATATCGTTTTCACTAACTTTCATCGTCACTCTACTTCCTGCTACCTTAACCACAAAGCCTTTGACACCTAACTTGCGTAATTCCTGTTGTATCTCTGTAGGCGTCTTACCTTGTGTGTTGTATCTGTATCTTTGATTGATTGTGTCGGATAGTATCATGCGTTCATCTTCTCGTATTCGTCTGCCCACATATACATCAATCCATCACTCACATATCTACGGTTGCACTTTCTAGCAATGTTGCGTCTGTCGATGAATAATACTTTTCCAGCTTCTACTGTACTTGCGAATTCTTCAACAATTTGGTTGTTGTTATCGACTAGATATACTGGTTTAGATACACCTTTATTTCTGCGATACACTCTATATTTCTGTAATGTTGACTGAAATAAGTTATCTGCAATAAAGTTGTTGTATCTACTATCTTTCGGATATGCGTGTGATCCATTTTTCAAGTTACCGATAAACGTTTCATATACAATATCTGCTGCACGATACTTCTTATTCTTATAAATAACTGTGGAAATACCATTACATCCATTCGCAAACTTGTATCTTCCATCAGGTCTTTTCATTCTTCCTAAGTTACTTACGTATAGGTCGCACTTATCGCTATACTTCCAAATTTCATCTTTTGCTACAACTTTTTCGTTAAACTCCTGTTTCTTATTCACTCTTGGCATAGTGTCGGTGAAGAAGCACTTCAACTTATCGTTATATGTGCCACGTTCCTTTTGGTACCAAAGTGTGTTGAGTGGAATACCTGTAATGTTGTGCAGATGAGATAGGTCTGTCTTAGTCACTGTGTGGCTAAATGGCTCGTACATATACACCATAATTAACCCTCCCACTTCTCAAATGCTCTGTTTAAATACCAACGTGCTTTGTCTAAATCTTCTTTTCCGTTCTTACGATTAGCTCGACTGATATATTTAATTGCATTACCAATCGCAAATGCTAACTCTGGTTTATAATCTTTAGTGACCTGTTCTATGAATTCAATTACTTCTATTTCTCCATATGTGTAATGTGACGGGTGGTTAATCTTGTCATATAACGTCTTTTTGTTTTCTTCATTTTCATCTGGTAATGAGTAAAAATCGTAATTATCATCAATAGTCCAAGTTTTCCCATCAATCGCTTTTACATCAGCAACCCATTTAGCCGCACCACGTCTTGAATGAACTAAACGATATACATTTTTAACCTTTGCTGTAACTTCCACACCGTTAAGTCCATGCATTCTAATTGTGTTACCTCTACTCAAGTCCTTAACGCTCATGATCTAACCACCTTTCTAGGGAATATGTCGTTTTCCATAAGGTAATTACACCATTCACTACGAGAGTGTACTTGAGGCACTTCGAACAAGTGAGGTTTCTTGCGTCTTAGATTAAGTTCTTTTTGTCGTTCTAATCTAACTAACCTCATTCTGTCCTCATGTTCCAATTGATATAGTTTTTTTCTCTCTTTCGCTTCTGTATCTTGCTCGTTGTACTCTTCAAATAAAGCTTCTTCAGGACTGTAACCAGAATACTTAATACGTCTTACGATAAGTTTCCATGGTGTCCCTGTATATTCAGCTTCGTGTACATCTTCTACTGGCAATAAGTGTTTCTGTTTTTCAGTTTTTACAACGTAATATAATCTATTATTTTTAAATTCAATCGTTCTATTCTTTGCTAATTCCATTTACTCCACCTCTATTAATTCAACTAGTTCAAAATCTTCATTCATCAACTCTTTGTCAGGATTGTTACTGATTAAATCTAAAATACGTTCCTTTTCATCACTTGCAGTAATTTGATTGTTTACCCAAACTGGATACTTACATCTAACTTTCATTGTTGCTTCAACTTCAATTGTTTCTTCTCTGTCTGCCATTCACTCCACTTCCTCTACATTCATGATTATTTTCGGTTCTTCTGCATACTGCTTAAAGCTTTCAATGTGTGCGATTTGGTTATCATCTTTCCATAAGTGATCGTTAGCAGCGTCTAGCACTGTTTTAATTAAATTGTCTATATCTGGTTTCGTACGTTTGTATTGGCCTATCGATATTAACTTTTGATTCTTAGTCCAACTCTTAGGTGGTGCGAAGTAAAAATATATTGATACTTTCAATCTACTGTTCAACATCTTTTTAGGTAACTGACTTTGTATATACGCTTTATGCTTCGTATAAGACGTTGGCATGTATGTTTGAATAAATTTACCTGCATTTCTAAAACGTGGACGAGGAGAGCCGATAGGTTCCTTATAGGTATCATTAAAATTAATCTCTATTTCCATAACTCCACCTCAAAATAATAATTCGTTAATCGTCATTTGCTGTTGCAATTCTTCTTTTCTGAACAACTTGTGTTTGCGTTTCAGTTTTTCCAATTCATCTTTCGTTACCGTTCCTGAAAATGTGTTTCTAAAGTGTATGCCTGCATAGTTACCTAGTTTGAATGTATCTTCTCCTAACGGCGTTACACTGCACATCTTCCAACCGTCAATCTGATATAATGTGTATTGTTTTTTAAGTCCGTCGATAAGTCCCATCTGGTTGCCTCCACTTCGTTTCATTCATGATTAACTCTTTCACTTCTTCATAATCGTCAAAGGGTTTAATATCCCCAGTATCGAGAAGCCTTTTAACTGCCCAACCATTCTCGATTAATATTTTGGCTATGATTGGATCCTCTTTATAATCCTCTCGATACATAAAACCTAAAAGTTGCTGATACTCATAAACTTTCATCCATAAAACCTCTGCGTTTTCTTGTAGAAATCAAGGTGTGCCACCCCTGTTTCTCCGTCTTTATTTTTAGAAATAATGAATTCAATTTCCGACTTGCCTGTAATGTTGTCTTGTTGGTCTTGGTCGTAATAATCGTCACGGTATAAGAAGAAAATCATATTCGCGTCTTGCTCAATTCCTCCTGCTTCTCTTAAATCAGACATCATCGGACGCTTATCACTACGACTTTCTACACCTCTACTTAATTGAGATAGCGCGATAATGATACAACCTGTTTCTTTAGCTATAATTTTTAAATCACGAGAAATCTTTTCAACTTCTAATCGTCTATCACGTTGAGGTACATCTGATTGCATGAGTGTAAGATAATCAATGAATATTACGTGAGGTTTGTCTGTTTTTTGAGAAGCAACTTCTCTAACATCTTGTGGTGTCATTTGTGCTTGGTCCTCAATCTTTAAAGAACTACATTTTTTAATTTGATCTATAGCAGACATTACCGATGAAACTTCATCATCATTTAATCCGTTACCTTGCTTAATTTTAGATAGTGGGATATTTGTTATTGTTGCAACTAATCGCTCAACGATATTGTTACCTCCAGTTTCTAAACTAAAAAATGTTGTAGGGTATCCACGCTGCGCGATATTCCACATCATTGTTAATGCAAGAGAAGTTTTCATGTAATCCCTAATTTTCATTAGGGCATGGACTATATCTTCATCTACTTGAGATGTCTTGCGCTTCAACTGGTAGCCAATCTTCCAGCTTACAATTAGTCTCTACACCTTCCACTTTCGCGGCTTGGCACGGTATTACCATAATTAGTCGACCCATCCCCATCTTTCTCTTTTAATAATTCTCAAAGCATGGCGTGGGGAAATGTTATATTCTTCAACAATTTCTTTTACTGATAAGTTTCTTTTACGTATACTTTTTATATCTTCTTCAAATAATTTGTATCCGTTAGTAACTCTGGAATAATGATTGTTTTCTTTTGGAGTTGCAGGCATCAAATTTGAAATATGATTGTTAAGCTTATTCTCATCAATGTGATGAATATATAATCCTTCCTTTATCTCGCCTACAAACGTTTGGTATACTAACCTATGGGCAAATTGGCGTTTACTTTTATCATTTTTGCAAAGTGTATATCTTTTATAGCCTACAACTATATCTGGTTTCAAAATTCTTTCTTTGCAAAAAACTGCGCCTTTTTGTCTAGATTTGCTTTTTACAACTCCGTATTCATTAATTTGATATTTCCCCTCATATCCTTTTATGTCTTTAAACATCTTGATCACTCCTTTAGAATGATCGACTAATTTTAGGTTTCACCGTTAGCAAGTAATAAATACTCACACCCATTGGCAATGTGGTTCACAAGATTATCTTTAACAATCGCTTGTTAAAGGGGCGAAACTCCACCCAAACTAGGTCTTGCACCTAATACATTCAACTGACCTGGTTCAAAACCAATGATCTTGTTATCTATAGAAGCAATACCAGTTTTAATAAATTGTTTTGGTTCATCAGATAGAATATTTTCTACAACTTCAGCTAAAAAACTATCGGTAGCGTCTGCTTTTTTTATTGTCATACCTTTTAATTTCTCTAATTCCTCTACCAAATAATTAAAATTTTCTTTATTTTGCATTGATTGATACTCTGTGAGCTTCTCACGAGCTTGTGACAAAACGTATTCTTGTAATAGGTTCAATTGGTCGTCCATAAAGAACGCTTTGTCAGTGCCGTCTGAATTGTATATATGGCCTAATCGGTCAGTAGAGATAAATTCATTATCGTCACGACTTTTAAAGTAGATTTGGTTTACATCAACTTTTCCCTGCTCTAGTACATACTCAATGAACACTCTTAATTTTTCATCAGTAAACATTTCAGGTTTCAATCTGAATTTACTTAGTAACTCTGGGTTACGCATGAGGTTAGAAACAATCGATTCTTCAGTGCTTAATACATCAATACTCATCTTCTAACCCCCAATCTTCCTTCATCTTTTGCCATTGTTTTCTAAATTGTTGCCTTTTCTCTCTAAACTCTTTATCGTGCTGCATTCTGTATTTATCAGTCTGTTCTTCAGGAATTACTGCACTTTCCATTTCTGGAGGCTTACGATCAATGATTTGTGCAATCGTAGGTTTGTAACGACTTTCCCTAATGTATTTCTTTGTTTTGTGTAAGGTTCTGTCGTAATCTCCGTATTGTGTGAGTTGTTCGACCCAAAGATTGTACTTAATTTTATTAAATTTCATATCGTAGACATTATTTATTAACTCTAAGATTTCAATTGCTTCTAGTTCAGTCATTGGCATAATGTCTAACCTCCTAATAATTCTTGTTTCTTCTTAGCTAGGTAATCATCTTCTTTGGGTTGTTTAGGTGTAACCTTAGCTATTGCTTTATCTTTAGTATCTACACCTTCCTTATTCCAGTTCTCTAATACTTTGATAAGGTAGTTAATACCTTTGTTGTTTTCTTTGCAGTAATCAGTAGCTACAGTAACAATATCTAGTTTGTTATCTTTAAAGTCATTGATAGCTTCTTCTAGTTGTTGTGCTTTTAATGGACTTTGTATGATTTCTAAGTTATTACTAATATATTGAAATGATTTTGATGTCTCGTCTGTCACATTATTAGTGTTTTTATTATTAGTTAAATCATTATTAGTACTATTATTATTAGTAGTGTGCGATTCTCCTACGTAGGTTTTTCCTATATAGGTTTTTCCTACGTTGGAAAATCGAATGTGGTTAGGCTTTTCATAGACAGCATATTCATATTCTTTCAACCTACCTTTATCATCACGCTTTCTAGTCCGTTGTATATAACCAACTTTCTCTAATTCTTTTATGCCGGTTTTAAGACCACTAAGTCCGTCGGTTGAATGTCTAACTAATTCTGATTCGTATATTTGCCAGTCATCAGGTCGGCTTAATAAGTAAAGTAATATTCCTTTAGCTTTCCAGCTTAGGTTATCGTCATGAATAAAATTTTTGTGTACAGTTACGAAGTTCCCAGTTTCTTTGTAAACTCTAAAAACTGCCATTATTTAACTCCTTTCAGTAACTCTGTTACAGTAATATTCATGTCATCAGCTATTAATTTAAGTCGTTTTTTGTTAGGTTTTTGTATGTTGTTCTCCCAATTAGAAACTACACCGCTTTTAGCATTAAATCGTCGTCCAAACTCTTCCATTGTTTCTCCTAGATTCAAGCGATGTTCTTTAATTCTTTGTCCTAAAGTCATTACTATCACTCCCCGTACAATAGCCATTCAGGTGTTGTTTTGAATATGAATGCTATCAATTTTATTTTTTCAAGATTAGGAATTCTTTTACCTTCTTCCCATTGTTTTATAGAGAAAGGAGATACATATAAGATTGAAGCGAATTCGTTTATATCAAAATTTCTTTGTAATCTTATTTGCTTGATTCTATGAGCGATTTCTTTCTTATTTTCTTTAGTTATTACTCTCGAATTCATTTTTAGCTCCTTTCAACATAGCGTTTAAACGATCATCAACTTTTATCCAGCTATCTTGCAAGATATATTTTTCGTCAAAAGACTTAACGCCTATGTTGTGCTGTTCTTGGTGGTGGAATCTGCATAAAGCCAACACTTCATAATCGTAATGCTGCATCTTCTTACGGTTAGCACCACGACCTATTGCGTAGTGATGTGCAAGGTCAGCGTTTGATTTCCCACATAGTACACAGTTTCGATTGACCGTTGACCAGTACAAGAATGATTTATCTGATTTGAGTAAGTCGCTAGTTTTAAAAGCAAGCGGGATATCGTTGTGAAATATCCAATCAAGTGTTACTTCGATAATTTGGCTTGCTTGTGTACGTGTGCAATCACTTAATGAGATGCGCTCGTCGTAGCCGTAGTACGTCCGAACGTATTCGATGAACAAATGCCTCATGTAGTCCATCGGCGAGCCTGTATGAGCCTCTATGTCTTTTACAAGTGCAAATATCTTTCTGCGTTGCTTGTCTGTAATTTTGAACGGGTCTACAACCTGTACATCGACCTCTACTTCTAAACCGTTATCGAGTAATAACGTTTCTTTGTTACCTAGTTCGACACCCTCAATGACGACGGTTGTTGTACCGTCATCTTGAGTGATGTAGCTTTTGATTTGAGCCATCTAATCAGTCCAATCAGAACGGTAATTCTGAATTATCTATATCTGTGCCGTTAGTAAAAGGGTTATTGCCTGCTGGTGCTTGTCCTCTTTGTTGTTGAGGTTGGTTGTTTTGTTGATTACTACCTTTGCTATCTAAGAATTCAATTCTATTTGCAATCACTCGTACTACTGAACGATTGTTGCCTTCTTTATCTTGGAAACGGTCTTGCTTCAAGTTGCCCTCGATTAAAACTTTGCTCCCCTTAACGCAATAGTCGTTTAATAGTTGTGCAGTTTTACCAAACGCTACGATGTCAAAGAATGATGTGTCATCTTTTTTGAATGGATTGTCTACTGCCATAGAGAAGTTAGTTACTTGTGTTTGTCCTGCTTGTTTAAGTCCTAAATCTTTAGTGATACGTCCTGTTAAAATAGTTAAATTAGTCATTATTTCGCCTCCGTATATTTTTTAGCCATTGTTTGGATTTTGTTGATTGTATTGATTGCTTGTTGTTCTGACATTGATGAATAGTTTTGTATGCCAAAAGTTTGTTCTGCTTGTTGTTGAGATACTTCTTTTCCTAACGATTTCATCAAGTCGACAAATTTAAGTATTTCTTGTTTTAGAACGCCGACTGTTTGACTACTTACTTTGTTGTACTTTTCTTGCTTTTGTTTAGCGTCTGCGTCATCTTCATCAGTCGGAATATTGAAGAATTTCATTAAGAAATAACGCTCTGCGTATGTTAAAGCTGTACCATGTGCTTTCGATACATCATCTTGTTGGCCTACTGAATAAAAGTTCACTTCAAGTTGTTCTTCTGGTTTATCTGCATTAATCCATAAATAAGTTAATTTCATCTCAACAACAAACTCTGATGTTGTAACTTCTCGGGACGCTTTTTTGTTAAATCTAGTAACCTCAATTTGCTTATAGTTTTCATCTGATGTTTTTGGCACGAGTAATAGATTATGTTCAATCATCTTGTTTCTAATTCTGTGTAATACTTGAGATCCACTAACATAGGAATAGTTGTAACCTTTTGTATCTTTAGTAAAGCCTTCAATATTAGCTTTAACGTCTGCTATTTTTTGATATAAGTTAAGTTCTTCAGTCATACTCAACCTCCTCATATTCAGTTGTTTCAGTTACTTTCTTTTTAATTGCTCTGTGCTTAGTCATGTCGATACTCACATCTTCTAGTCCTGCAAATTCTCTTGCTCTCCGTTTATCCCTTGAATAAGAAGTATCTTCTTCGTTGTTAGGTTTATTAGTTATATACAGGTCAAAAGGAGCGTCTTTCAGTTTAATTAGGTATGTCACTGTTTCTTTCAATACCAATCACTCCTTTATGCAGCATGTCTATTGTTCTATCCATGACTTTGATTGTTTCACTTTGTGTTTTGCACGATTCTATAGCTTTTCTGAAATCTTTTCTAAGTTCAAAATATCTATCGCACATATCTTCGTAACGTTTGTTTAAATAATCGTAATCGCTTTGCAAGAAATCTAAATCTGTTTGGCTCTTGATTAGTTGAGAGTATTCTTCTCTAGTCATCTTGACTGTGATCAACTCTCCCATGCTAATCCTCCATTTCAGCGTCAATGATTATTTGATTTTTTCTATCTTTGTAGTAATTTATTGTTGTCTTGCTATTCGCCTTCACTTTGTTGTTGTACATATCAAGCAAAATCTCAATATATTCATTTTTGGGTAAACTGATATTCAAATCATCTTTGTTTCTGCTTTCTTTCACTTTTTTTATTAATCTTTCTTTATCTAATTTTTTTATTTTACATATTTGATTTACAGCTAATAAAAGTTTCCCGAAACTAGTTAATGAGGCTTCTTGAAGAAATCTCTTGTAATACTCTAAGAATCTTAGAGAGCCATCATAATCAACAAACTTAAATTCACCATTTTTTAATATATTTGTGACTTTTGATCCTGTGTCATTAATACCTAAACACATAGCTGCGATTGCACCAGATGTATAATTATATTCATTTAACAACTCTATTAATTTTTGATAGTCTCTATTACCTTCGTTGGCATAACTTTGTATATAATCTTTGATACTCCAAGAAAGCTGTGTAGTGTTCATTCTGACAATGTCTTTTTCTGTTAAGCCTTCTACAACCATATATTTAATGGGAACTTGAGCGTATTCGGCATGCTTTAACCTTGACTGACCATCTATTACAACAAAATCTTCATTTACTATAACCGGTGCGATGAATCCTCTTTTCGCTTCGTCCATTAAATCCTTTCTATAAACAACGTTTCTGTTAAATTCACTGAATTTAAAAATGTTATAATTTGTCGTTTCGTATACTTCGTTTACCTTTTTCATAATTGACTTCCTCCATATATTTTGATTAAATTAAGTTGTATATTTTGATTAGAGTTCGACTGTTACTTGTTGGCGCAAGTTTCAGTCTTTTTTGTTATCTCAAGCCACTTTTCCCAGAAGAATGTGCTAAAGATAAGCGTTAACATTGCAATTCCTAATACTGTTGTGAAACCACCTCCTAAAAGTAATGTGATGATCATTGCGATAAACATAGTCATGTAGCTAAGTAAATACTTCATTTGTTGCTATCTCCTTTCGTTAACCTATTTGGAACACCAATCTCTATCATGTAATCAAACCAAAATTGCACCATTTCATCTGTCATTTTCCAACCTCCTTTAGATTGTTCATTTCTCTTCTTCATCGAATTCGATAATTGGTTTAGGCGCTATACCTATCTCTATATCGATTGCGTCATAATTTAAATCTTCGATAGCTTCTTCAATTTCATTTACTGCACTTTTAATTTTTGATGCTTCAGGCACTCCGTATTGTATTTTTAAACTTTTCATTTCATTCGCTCCTTTAAAAAGTTAATTCTTTTTTAGACCCACTACCTCCCAGTCGTCTGCTATTAAGTCTTTTGCCATTGGTTGCCACATTGGGTAGAAGGCTTTCTTTCTTGGTCTTACAACAATGTATCCATAACTATTTGTTGGTAAAAGCTCTAAGTTGTCTCCTGGTTTTCTAAATGTTTCAAATTCAGATGAGCGATAAATTGGTTTACCTTTTTCCATAGATAACTTTGTTGCCTCTTGTATATTCATAGAGACCTCCTTTAAGTTGTTTGTGGTTCTTTTAAAAATTTATTGATAAAGTATTGTTGGCCTTTACCTGTTACTTTAGGTGTACGTGTAATTTTGCTAGATCCATCAGGATTGTTAATTACACGTTTCTTTATATCTAATATTTCTAAATCCATACTTTTTTGAGTTGGTAAGTTATAGCTTTCTCCACTCTTTTTAATTAAGTAACCGTTGTTTCTTAACCATTTGAATAATCTGTTTTGCCCAACATCAACACCGTTTTGTTTAAGTAATTTCGCTAATTCTCCTACGAGTATTGAATTATCGCTACCAGCAACCGAATCTGCGAATAGCACTTTAGGTTTGTTTTCCTTAACTTGTTGCTTAAGTGCTAAATTGTGTTCTTTTTCTTTCTTATATTCTGTAAGCACGTTGATAATGTAATCTGGATTATTTAATGTGTTTTCGATTACGTTGTCTGTTGCGTACAGTCCATGTTTACGAATAGCTGGTAAAACTTCTGACGTCACCCAACGTTTGAAACGTTTAGCACTTTCTAACTTGCTTGAAAAGATTAAGCTATAAAGTCCACTTTCGTTGATGATGGTCATTTTTTGAGTACCACCAAGGGGGCCTCGAATTGGGGCGTCCTTTTTATCTTCAAAATCAACATGTTTAGCAATAGCGTTTCGAGCTTTTGAATATCCTAAAATATCCGCCACATCTTTTCCTACAAAATACGGTTCTTCATCTACTGTTAATGTTCTTACTGGTAATTCTTCAAAGTTGAACGTTTGTAATTCACTCACTTTTGATTCCCTCCCGATAATCATATTTTGTCGCGTATTATGCGACTGTCTTGCTAAAAAAAATATCAATTGCTTCATCTTTATTTAAATTTAATAACGAAACAATTTTGTTAACTTCTCCAACAGTCAGCTTTTCTCCATCTGATTTTAATTTTCTGTGTAACGTTGTTCTGTCAACATTTAAAGCTTTTGCAAATGTAGTCCAATTATATTTGTTTTGAACTACTTTGCCGTGAAGTTTGTTAACATCTACCATAAAAACACCTCATTTCTTGTCGCGTGTATTGCGACTAAATATAGAATAACACATCTCAAAATAAATGCAACGTTTTTAGTCAAATTTGCGACAATTATTTTTTTATACCTATATTATGTTGCATATATGCGACAATCGTTATATAATGATTTCAGGAGGCGGAAATAATGAGTATTGGTAACAGAATTAAAAAACGTAGAAAAGAAATGAAAATGTCAGCAGATAAATTAGCTGAAAAAATCGGCAAAAATCGCGCAACAGTTTACAGATATGAAAAAGATGAAATTGAAAATATGCCTTATGACGTTTTAGAACCTATAGCAGAAGCATTGAATGTTTCTCCGGCCTATCTTATGGGTTGGGAAGAAAAAGAAAAAACTGAAACAGTAGCAGCACATTTAGATTATTCAGATTTAACAGAGGAGGAACAAAAAGAAGTAGAGAATTTTATCGATTACATAAGAAACAGAAAAAAGTAAGGGGGATAATAAGTGGGTAAATACGAAGATTTGATGATTAAATACGACCATTTACCTATTACAGAAACTAAATATATGCCGGACTTCATGTCCGGTCTGTATTTGGACGGGGAAATACTCATCAATGATAACAGGAGTGTTAGGCAAAAATTAGAAATATTAGCAGAAGAAATCGCTCATCACGAAATAACATATGGAAATATATTGAATATAAATGATTTTCAAAACAATAAATATGAATTAAAAGCACGAAAATTAGCTTTTGAAATGCTGATTGACTTAGATGACTTAGTAAAAGCTCATAGTGAAGGTGTTAAAAACATTTATGAACTTTCTGAATTTTTTGAAGTGACAGAACAATTCATCAAAGATTGCTTGAAACACTACAAAACGAAACACGGAAATAAGGTCAAACATGATAATTATTTAATCACTTTTGAACCATTAAATGTAAAGGAGATATAAAAAATGAAAAAAACAAGAATAGGAATTAAAGACGGATATGCTATTGGTAAAATTAAAGTTGAATTAACTAAAGAAGGACAAAAAGCGTTTATGATGTTGGACGATGAAGAAAAATTAAGACTGGCACATTTGCAAAGAACCAACGATCCTAGACTCAACGAAGAAATTAACAAAGCGTTAGGTATGGAAGAAAAAATAATGACTAAAGACGAGAAAAAGCAAGAAAGATTCGAAAAAGGTATCGAAAGAAAAGGTTTAAATAATCCAAGTGAAGTAACTTCAAACGCCATTATGTCACAAAATAAAGCTGGTAACTTTGAAGATATATACGACTTAGTAGGACGAGGTTCAACAATGCTAAGTCAAAAGGAACAAGCTAAATTCAAACACTATTCAGAAATGAGAAAAAACACTTTTGTTCAAATAGCACAAAATGATGAGATAGTAAAACAGAATAAGAAATTACTAGAACAAAATGATGAAATTATCAGTTTACTTAAACAAATAGCTAACAAAGGAGAAATGTAGAATGAAAAAGGTTTTATTTTTAATTTTCGCAAGTTTATTAGTATTAGGAGCATGTGGTAACAACGATAGTGAGAAGAAAGAAGATAACAAAACATCTGAACACAAAAAATCTAATGATCCAAAGAAAGATAAAAAATTAGAAAACAAGGATAAATCAAACAAAAACACTAATGATGATAAACAAGAAGCTAGTTCAGATGATAGTAATAATGATACTGCTAACAATGAATCTGAAAGCACATCTAAAAACGATAATAAGAAAACTCAAAGTGCTAACAGTAATAATGAACGTCCACAGGGTAATATAGTTCAACCAACGCAACAAAACAACCAACAACAATCTAACAATAATCAACAACAAAATAGTAATCAACAATCACAAAATAACAATGGTTATATGACGCAAGAACAAATAAATGAATGGAATAAAAACAAACCTACTACACACGACGAGTCACAAATGGGATATGGTCGTGGAGATTATGAACAGGCACGTAAAGATAGCGAGAAAGTTTGGAACGATCCAAATGCCCATGTAGGTGGCCCACGTTGGGTTGGTAAAAACGAAGGATATGAAAGTTGGGCTAAAAGACAACAAGAAGTACAAAATACACCAGCACAATAATTTTACGGGTAGCATGCCTACCCTTATTATTTTTTTACTTTTTTAAGGAAGTGGAAGAATGAAAGTAGCAATTTATACGAGAGTAAGTACTGCAGAACAAAATTTAAACGGATTTTCAATACATGAACAAAGAAAAAAACTTATTTCTTTCTGTGAAATTAATGAGTGGAAAGAATATGAAGTTTTCACAGACGGCGGTTTTAGTGGTGGTTCTACCAAAAGACCGGCATTACAGGATTTATTCAGTAGACTAACTCAATTTGATTTAGTTCTAGTTTACAAATTGGACAGGCTAACACGTAATGTAAGAGATCTTTTAGAAATGTTAGAACGTTTTGAAAAGTACAACGTTTCTTTTAAGAGTGCAACAGAAGTTTTTGATACTACATCGGCTATAGGAAAGTTATTTATAACCATTGTAGGCGCGATGGCTGAATGGGAAAGAGAAACTATAAGAGAGCGCTCTCTCTTTGGTAGTCGTGCAGCAGTGGAAAGTGGGAAATATATTCGTGAGCAACCTTTTGTGTATGACAATATAGAAGGTAAATTAGTACCGAATGAAAATACTAAATATATTGAATATATAGTAAAGAAGTTTAAAGAAGGTAATAGCGCTAATGAAATTGCAAGGTTACTGAATTCAAAAAAGAAGCCTTCTAAAATAAAAAATTGGAACAGGCAAACAATTATAAGATTAATAAAAAACCCAGTTTTAAGAGGTCATACAAAGTTTGGCGATATATTTATAGAGAATACGCACGAACCTATATTAAGCGATGATGACTATTACAAAGTAATTAACGCAATAGAAAATAAAACACATAAAAGCAAATCTAAACATAACGCTATTTTTAGGGGTGTCTTGAAGTGTCCGCAATGCAATGGCAACTTGCATTTATATGCCGGTACAATTCGCCCAAAAAATGGTAGATCTTATAATGTCAGACGTTATACTTGTGACAAGTGCCATCGTGATAAATATTCCAGAAATATATCTTTTAACGAAAGTGAAATAGAGAATAAATTCATTGAAGAATTAGAGAAAATGGACTTAACTCGATTTGAAATACACAGACCTAAGAAAGAAGAAATTAATATAGAAAGCGATAAGAAAAGAATAAAAGAGCAAAGAACAAAGTTATTGCGTGCGTATACAATGGGATACGTAGAGGAAGAAGAATTTAAAATAATAATGGATGAAACACAAAGACAATTAGAAGATATTAAACGTGAAGAAAATAAAGAAACAGTTCAAGAAATAGACGAAAAGCAAATAAAATCTATTGGAAACTTTATTATTGAGGGTTGGAAAACATTAACCATTGAAGAAAAAGAAAAACTTATATTAAGTTCTGTTGATAAAATAGATATCGAATTTATACCAAGAGAAAAAAATAATAATAGTAACACAAATACTGTTAATATAAAGAAAGTACATTTTATATTTTAATGTGTGTTATGTAACTATAGCCGTGGTGCTTGTTACATAACGCACATATAAAAACCACGCCCATAAAGAACGTGGTTTAGAATATAGTATCAATTTAAAATTGGGAACAAAGAATATTATACAATAAAAAAGAGGGTAGCCATAGTGACTACCCTTGTATAATGACGTGGTAATTTTATTATAACAGATTAATTAATTGTACCCCACAATTTACCTAAACTATCGTTTGTTTTATTCCATGTTCTCACAGCTAACCAAACGTCTTTACCATTATAAGCTGTGTAACTCACCCAAACGTGGCCGTCTTGTTTACATACAGTGTCGTATTTTATTGTTTGACCTGGCTGTAATACACCGCTCACAGGACAACTTCTAAACGGTCCAACATAATGAGTTTTAATAGGCGTGTTTGGCGTAAAGTGAGCTACTTCTGATTTGTAATAAGTTCCATACTTATTGATTTTCCAACCATTCATATCTCGTCTATTAGCAGGAGTAGAAGCACTGCCAGGTTTGTTTTTAACTGTAGTAACTTTAGGAGTACCGCCTTTCATATATGCCCTAATTTGCTTAATGAAGTAATCTTTTAACTTAAGTTGTGTTGCCTTAGTCCATGCTTGTTTTG